TGGCAGACAGTCTGATATTGGTGATGTTAGAGATATTATTACGACTTTGAAATTGACTTCGCCGTTGGTAAATATTCAGAATACTTTTGATACTCTTATTCATGACACTTATATGAATATTTCTGACAAAGCAAAGACTAATATCGCACCTCGTATCAGAATGACGGTGCTTTACGCTATTGCTCAGTCCCTTGGCTATCTCGTTATTGGCACCGGCAATAAGTCCGAGGCTATGATTGGCTGGACTACAAAGTTTGGTGATTCTGCTTGCGACTTCAATCCTATCGGACACCTTACTTGTCGTGAAGTAATCGAGATCGGTAAGGAACTCGCTGAGGATTTCGGTCTTGATATTAACTATATCATTAAGAAACCTGCTGACGGACTTACCAGTAAGACCGACGAAGATAACTTTGGTTTCACCTATGATGAACTCGATGACTACCTTATGTACGGCATTGAGGGCCCTAACATCGATAAGATTAAAAACATGATTGCTTGGGCAGAACACAAGAGACAAATGCCTCCTAAAGTGGAGTCGTATTAAAAGGAAAAGTATGAAAAATTTATTTAAACATTTAAAAACTGTACACATTCATAGAAAGTTTGTTAGAAAAGCTTGTTTTAAAATGGGGTTATTTTGGCAAGGTTTGACTCATGACTTGAGTAAGTATTCTATTACCGAACTTAGTATGTGTAAATATTACACAGGTAAAGGCAGTCCGCATCAAGTGGCACGTGAACAGCTTGGCTATTCTCCCAGCTGGATTCATCACTATCACATGAATAAACATCACTTTCAGTTTTGGTGGGATGAGGATGAAGAAGGTAAAATCATTCCAATGAAGATGCCCTATAAGTATCTTATTGAAAGTTTTTGTGATATGCTAGGCGCTAGCAAGGCATATAATCCAGATAGTTGGGAACCTCAAATGCTTCTTGACTACTGGAATAATAAATGTGTTGGTAAGCGAATTATGCATGAGGCTTCTGTTAAGTTTTTAGATGCTCAAATTAAAAATTTAGTAACATGTGGCGAAGAAGCTTTCTTTGAATGGTACAAAAATAATAAAGATTTTCTTAGAAAAACTTATAGCGAAATGTGATAATTAAAGCAGGCTGTAAAAAATAGCCTGCTTTTTATTGTATATTATAATATAAAAGTTTATGGAGGATTTAAAATGACACGACCTTCTATTGATGAATATTATCTTGGTATTGCGAAAGCCGTATCAGCAAGGTCTACCTGTATTCGAAAACACTACGGGGCAGTTATCGTAAAAAATGGAGAAATTGTAAGCACTGGTTATAACAACCCGCCTCGTGGAGAGCCTCACTGTTATACGTGTACTAAATGTAAAAATGGCAAAGATGCTTCGACTTATATTGACTGCCCAGCTGTTCACGCAGAAATGAATGCAATTATTTCTGCAAGTAGAAATGAAATGCTTGGAGCTGATCTTTACCTTGCTGGCTTTGATGTTAGAACAGGCGAAGCAGTTGAATGTGAAGCATGGCCTTGTGAAATTTGCTTAAGACTTATAAAAAATGCCGGGATAAATAGTATTATAAATAGTAAAGGCGTTATTTATTTACGTTCAGAGCATAGTAATCTTTTGCTTCAACTGATTGAAAAGGAGACTAAATAATGATTATTGGAATTGTTTGTGTAGATAACAAATGGGGTATCGGAAAGAAGAATGATCTTCTTTTTCACTTGAAGAAGGATATGCAGTTCTTTAGACAGACTACTGCAGACAGTATTGTAGTGTGTGGATATAATACACTTTTGAGTTTTCCTGGAAGTAAGCCTCTCAAGGGCCGCTCGACAATTTGTCTTTGCCCCGAAGAAGTAGAAAGAGACGACTGCTTCTGTATTCACGATTTTGATGAAATGATAAGACTTGTTAAGGAGCTTGCCAAGAATCATCCTGTATTTATAATTGGTGGAGCTATGCTTTATCGGAGTATGCTTCCTTATTATGATAAGGTGTATGTGAATATGGTAGACGCTGACGGAGAGGCTGAAGTATACTTCCCTAATCTTGATGCAAATACCGCTTACGAGGTTACTCATGTTTTGCCAGCGGTTGAGGATGAAGGGTACCTTACCCAGCTTTATACTTACACAAGAAAATAAAGGATACTATAGTTTTATGTTTATACCAAAGATACCAGTAGAAGACACTATTTTACGAGACTATTCGGTAAACTCAGCTATTATAGATACAAATGAAAATATTAATAGTTTTGAAAATCAGTATATAACAGTAACTATGCCTATTAATACAATTTTATGGTTTGCTGAAAATAATTGGAAATGTCCAAAAAGTACTATAAATAGACAAATTTTATCTGCAGCTGAATGGGAGACCGAAAAACAGGCATTGATTGCTTACGGTAAAAACCTAAAGATAAATACGAAAGCGTCACTGTGCGGTACTTTTAATAAGAATAATACGAGTTATTTGATTTGGTTAGAATTTACCGGACCAGACCTTATAAAGCATAAACTTGATATTTTTATAAATGAAAAATCTAAAGATGGTACAAAGATTTATGCTATAAAAGGTATTGATGGTGTGCTTTGTGATACTATTTATAATGCTATTATTAATAATGGCGTAATTGACCCTAGAATTGCCAGAAAATTAAACAGTATTGGGTCTGTCGCTTGGATCGGAACTGCAGAGTCTAAAACTCAATACAAACTTAATAGTTTTAGACAACAAAAACTTTTCGAAAAAGCTGCAGCAGAGTGCCCATTCGTAGAACTACGTCAGCTTGATTGTTTTGATGATTATCTTTATAGAGGTGACCCTGGTCAATTAGCTGACTATGATTTAACTATTACGCTTAAAAATGGCGTTAAAGTTACTACTCGCCTCGATTTAAAGTTATTACATGACCTTAGCTTTGAGTCAATAGAAGAACAAAATCCACATGATGCTGAAATTATACTCGCATCCGCACTTCTTGATGCAGGTAAGGTTAAGGGTGGACGATTTTTTGACCCTATCGATGGTATTAAAATAGAAGATACAGAGGAGTTTAAGAATTTTATTGAGTTGTTCAAGATTGCACTAAAAGCTAATCCAAGGCAGTATATTAAAATTTATAATATTGATACTACTACCGGTAAAGTTACTTATTCTTTTTTTAGCTAACAAGGAGAAAAGATGAACAATCAACTTAAAACTAAATGTTCGTTTTGTAGATATTGGACAGGCCGCGGCTGCATGGTAACGCCAAATTCGCATTATTGTAAAGAAGCAAACGATGAGTACTACCAGTACTTAAAAACTAGAAATAATGCGGCTAGCATGCCTGCGCAAAGGTCGTTAAGATCTTGGGATAAAAAGCGATAAAATTATTCGCTAAATTAAGTAGAAGGCCTTCGGGCCAGCTTAAAAGATGAATTCAAGTGATACTAAAAAGATACAAAAATATAAATTAAAGATACTGTTTATACAATAAATAAAAGATATTTATAATTTAATACTTTAATCTTTTTAGTACCGCTTAGGATTTTTCTAAGCGGTATTTTTATTTTAACTCCTAATTTTATCGATTTTTTACTGTATTATATTTTGTATATAAATTTTAAAGGAGAGTTAAACTAATGATTAAACTTTTTATTGAACCTGGCTATGACGTTAAGGCACCTGTAAGAGACTATGGAAATGCTGGAATTGACTTCTTCATTCCTAATTATAACAAAGCTTTTGCAGAGGCTTTTAATGCTAAGAACAACCCTGACCAGGCATATCTGAGTACTGATATTGATGGCGTCGGAATTATTCGTATTATGCCTCATGGACGTGTTAATATTCCTTCTGGTATTCGTAGTTTTATCAGTCCTAACGTAGCTCTTGAGGCTCAGAATAAATCTGGTATTGCCACCAAGTATGGTCTTGTCTATGGCGCTTCCGTAGTTGATGCAAACTATCAGGGTATTATTCACATTAGTCTTATTAACACTACGAGTAAGGTTATTGAGCTTCCTTATGGTATGAAGGCAGTACAATTTCTTCCTAGACTTATCGATATTTCTCCTGTTGAAGTGTATAATAATATGTCGCTTGATGAGTTCTATAAAGATTTTGAATTTTCCAATCGTGGAGAAGGAGCTTTCGGTTCAACAGGCGTTTAATTGCTATACTTAGGAGGAACTAATGTCAACTTGTTTTTTGTATGACGTCTGTAATCACAAAGATTGTGATAAGGATTTCTGTTTAAGAAAATATAAAATGGATTCACTTTATTCTGCAGCTCTTATGACTGAAAGTCAGAAGAAGCATATCACTCTTAGAGTGGATGAGGACGGAACAGATCTTGAGCAGTTCAAGCAGCTTGCAGCTATTGAGCAGAATATCGTATCATTTATTAACGAAGGTAGAAATTTGTATATTCATTCCGCAAACTGTGGTAATGGAAAATCTTCGTGGAGCCTTAGACTTGCTGAAGCTTACTTCAATAAGATCTGGGCTCGTACAGAAGTAAAGTGTAGAGTACTTTTTATAAGTGTTCCCAGATTTTTACTTGCTCTCAAAGATGATATTACTACCAAAAATGCTTATGTTGCCTATATCAAAGAAAATGTTCTTGAGGCTGACTTGGTAATTTGGGATGATATTGCTGCTAAGATGGGTTCAGAATTTGAGCTAACTCATCTACTTAATATTATTGATAACAGACTTGCTCTTGGTAAGTCTAATATCTATACATCTAATCTTAACCGTCAGCAGCTTTATACAGCTCTCGGTGAGAGACTTACTAGTAGAATTGCAAACATGTCAGTTGACGTAGAGCTGCGTGGAGCAGATAAAAGAATTTTGAAGTTAGGAGAATAAATATAAATGATTGCACAGTTTCAGATTATTAATAAAGTTCTTCAAAACAAGGACTATTCTTTTATCACTCTAAATAACCTTACTGCTGAACATTTCTATGGTTATCAAGCAGAGTATGAGTTTATTAAGGCTCACTACAATACTTATCACACTGTTCCCGACCGCCTTACTTTCGTTCAGCACTTTCCTGAGTTCGTTATTCAGGACGTAAATGAGCCTGATAATTATTTGATTGAGCAGCTTTATAATGACTACAACCAGAGTTATCTTGCTACTCGTCTTAATAATCTTAAGAAGCTTTTGGAAGCTGATGATACTGCTGGAGCAATGCAGTACTTTAAGGATTCCCTTGAGAAGCTTCACACTGGCTCAGCACTTCAGTGCACCGATATTATGTCAGATACTTCAAGATATGATCGTTATCTTGATATGATTGCAAATCAGTCTAAATACTTTATTTCTACTGGCTTCCCTGAGCTTGATAAGATTATTACAGGTATCG